CATCATTTTTTTTGATTTGATTAACCAGTTCAAGACTAGCCAATAGAATACACCTCCACTTAAAAAGCAGAAGTGTATAAATGACTTCTGCCTATAACTTTTCTAGGTTAGCGTCATAAACCACTTATATGACGGTATTTTTAAAATTTATCCAGGAAAACATGCATTTACACATTCTGGATGCGCTTTTCTATATACTGATGCGTAATCATCAATCACATAATCTGCTCTTACTGAATATCTCTTGATATCATACTTTTCAGCCACTCCGTTTTCAATCCAACAACCTTTCCAGTCGTAGCATTCTTGTATACCAATAAACACATCGGCTTCTGAAAGCATATCAATAGATTTTGCAAGGAACCAAACACCTCTATTACAGTTTTCCGTTGGTTCTTCATCAATGTAGCTATCAATCAGTTCCAGCTCTTCTCCCTCGTAAATTTCTGCAATTTTCTTCATCTTCTGAATGCTTGATTTGATTTCTTCCTCTGTTCTTCCTTTCATCGGAATACTAACAAATAATTTTTTCATATTTTTTACTCCTTTAATGCCAGTCCGCCGTCGCATTCTACGGAATCTCTTTTAACCCAATTCACGCAACGCTGTGAGGGTGCGTGGGTGCAACGTATTTTCCCACCTCTGGCAGTTTGCTAATCTTCTTTAAACAATCCGTCCGGCAGTTCTTCGCCTTTTACAACCATGTTGAAATACTTATTGGCTGTCGGTAAGCTGATCCCAATTTCTTTAGCTGCTTTAGACATGCTCTTTGTACCTGTCAGAACTTCATCCAATCCTTTGTAGAATTTTTCCTTATCAATTCTCTTTACTCCCTGTGCCATATTTTGTTTCTCCTCTTCTGGTCAATAATCATTTGCATACACGCAACCAATATTCCGGCAACAAACGCAACAGCAGAAATATATATGCTCAATTCTCCTGTCTTGCATGCACAAAATGCAGTATTGACAGTCCATACTGCTATTAAAAGATACTTTGCAATTACAAATTTCTTCATAATCTCCTCATTTCTGGATATGATTCACACACTCCAAAGGCTTATTCAACCAAACGCATTACAGCTTTTTGTGTGTCATTTCCTAGCTAATCGCCGTGCACATAGCTAACCAACCTTGTTTTTGTGCGTTTCTTTTAGGTGGATGCATCCACCTTTGCTAACTCTTTTATGCCAACGTCAAACATACACGAAGCACTGAGACCATCATATATTGATTCGGTGTGGATTTGAACCACACATGATACAACACTCCTCGCCATGTCAAGCCACTTGCTGTCAGCTATTTCGCTGTTGATAAGCAATGACGGACTCGAACCGTTAGCCGTATCTATCTGCTATTAGAGTCTACCCATTCCTCCACGAATCAACAACCACGACATAACCGGTATTTTAGCGTGGCAATGGAAAAGGTTGGAATTGAACCAACAACGTTTACCACTAGGGAACGGTTTTACAGACCGCTGTAGCACAACCAATAGCTACCTCTTTTCCGTGGCAATTCTGCAAAAGCAGCATTTTTTTAATTCAAGTGGGATTCTGCCACCAACACTCTATCCGGTCGCTATCCGGAATAATCGGAATGGTAGGATTCGAACCTACGACCAACTGTGTATAAGACAGGTGCGCTAACCAACTGCGCTACATTCCGATACCGGGCAAATTTATTTTCGCCCGGCACAACACATATCAACAGAAAGGATTGAACTCTATGAAAAGTCCAATGGCTGCAACAGGACTTGAACCTGTTCCTCCAAATGTGCGCGCTGTGTGCTTTCCGTTACACCATGCAGCCTTGTTTGCATACATTTCAGTGCGGTATGCAAGCGCACAACAAGAGGTGTAAAAATAGGGATGCCACTCATGCCATCTGTCCGATGGCTAATCCCTACACAACATTTGACCGCTATGTAGGGCATATCTTTTATAACAAGGAGAAATAAATATATGGGATTTTCGGATATACATCCCAAACTAGGGTAATCGGAATCGAACCGATGACCGCGGAGTCAAAATCCGTTGCGCTACCACTGCGCCATACCCCACTAGCAAAATAATATGTATGCCGCATTAAATGCAGAAATCAATGTCAAAGTTACCAACAAGAAAAATCCATTGTTTTTTTCGTTAGAATCACTTGCTGCTCCTGCGCCAATTAGCATCAGCAGACAAATTACTATGTTTGCGATAATCAAAAAGCATCTAATCATAATCTCTGCCCTCCCAGTCTGGACATTCATGGAGATAATCTATAAAGTCAGCGCAGTAATCACTATTATCGTTTACACAAATCCAATCATCCTCTTGATCTGTTCTTGCGAACCTGCAATTACCACAATATTTTTCACCATCTGCCATTTTTAAAGTCCTCCATCTCTTTTACGCTCATGCCTACAATCCCAGCCGAACCGTCAGAATCTGTATGTTTGAAAAACTCACCGTTCTGCGGCCACACGTAGCGGAACATCGCATAATTTGCCAAATCCAGAAGATACTCTGTGTTCTTTGTCTCTTTGAACTTCTCAATACATTTTTCAATGCATCCAAGAGCGTCTACGTTTCCGGTAGAGAAGTTTTTGCTCGCCTTACCGTATTTGTAATAGGACTGGCAAACAAGTGCTTTTCTTTTGTCATCAAACGTTTTTGAATAATCCGTCTTTAGTATTTCATCAGTCACCGACATTTTCTCTATCCTCCCGGTGTTTTATCTGGCACGATACCATTTGACGGATATTTGACCGTTCTACATTGATTCCATGCCCTTGTCTGCATAATTCACAGGTGAGTATCAATCCACACTGTGAACATTCATCAGTTATTCTTCTTCCGGCTAATGTTACCATCAGATATCTCCTTTTTTGCGATGCAGTGATTTCTCAGAATCAAATCCATCCGGGTAACGCTCCCACAGCTTTTTATTGTTCACAATCGCAATTTCCTCAAGTGTGGTTCCTAAAGATTCAGCTATCAGTGCCAGATAGTACAGAACATCGCCGCACTCTTTTATGTAATGCTCACGGTCAAATGGATGCCCCTGGAACAGTTCTTTTTTTATCAGATCTACCATTTCTCCAGATTCACCGGCTGCACCTAAGATGCCATTCAGCAACATGTTTTCGTTATTCGCCTTGCAGATATCACTAGCTGTTCTCATTACTCCTGTCTGAAATTCGTCAAATGTCATTGATTCACACCTCCGATTAATAATCTAAATGTTTCTTTTCCCTTTACCGTTATGTACGTCTGAACATTTGAATATCCAAACGGTGTTGAAAAGTCTTTCATCTGGAACAGACCACTTTTTCTATACTTTTCATACGGTTTTAACATTTTGTGGCGATCTCTGTACACATATCCGTTATTAACAAGCCACTGTGTAAACTCTTTTGGTGGAATGTGAAGCTCTTTTGCCGTATCTCTGAATGTTGTCAGCAATCTGCTGTCAACAAGATTGTCAAAATACTCTGCTTTTGGTTCCATCTCAGTTATCTTTGCTTCTTTCTCTGCAATTATCTGATTTGCAACTACAAGAGCCTTTGCTACAAGTTGCTCCGGTGTGAGTTCTTCTTGATTCTGGATGTATCCACCATTCTTACGGATTGATGGTAATACATCTTCTACAACCCAGTCAGAAAACTTCTCAGCAGATGGAAGCTGGCTTTTCATTGTGAGCCTGTATAAGTCTGATTCTGAAATAAAGTTCATCTCAACCGAATTTCCATTTCCAACAGGTACTCCGTGTTTTACGGAGTGCTTACAATGTCTTGCTACTGCATCCTGCGGCTTCGCATACCCTAATGCTTTAGCTACGTCTGTACCAGAGAACCAAGGCTCACTGTCAATTACTACTGTTCTTACTTTCCCAAACTCTGGATTTTCAAATATTTTCAATTCATTCATCGTTAATACCTGCCTTTCTGATATTTGCCTTATTTATGATAACAGCAGAGAAATCGTTAAGGCTTGCGACTTTCGGGTGTACATCCCTATCTCTGCCAGTTATGCCTTTTTGTTTTTGTCGGAACTTTTGGGACTTAGTAGGGCGGTTTTTCTCAGCTTCTCCAACCCCCTCCCCGGTCCTTTGCTCTTAATCTTGGCAACCAGACTATAATTGTGTGATATTCAAAAACAATTCATACAATTATTTTTTATTCCGTTCAACTATTCGCAAAAGCTCAGTTTTTCGAATAGTTGAATTGCATGAAATCTTCGTAAACCCTTGTATTTACTGAGTTTCTAAATTGTGTGAAATCATACACAATTTAGAACGCTGTTGCTATTGGTTATCTGCTTCTAATTGTGTTTGATTATCACACAATTCAACGGGCTTTGTCTGTCCAAGGATTGGCAGCTCTTCGACTTCTTGTGCCATTGGCTGCGTGTCTGCCTGTACTGGGGCGGTCTCTGCCATGCCGTCAACAGCTTTACAAAGGAATATATAACCTACGTTCCCAGCCGCCGCGCCTTTATAGCGTCCGAGCTTACATTCTTCTTGCCACTTTTTGACCGTGTCCGAGCGAAATAGACTTAATTTCTCACAGTAATCATCTTTCCTGTGTTCTCCTCTTAACCATGTATACAGTGTATCTCTTGATATGCCAATTAATAATGCGTACTCTTCTATTGTTGGTTTTTGATTATACTTATATACAAGATCTGTATATATTTCCCATATGTCATTTAGTAAATCTATATCGCCATACATAGATTTATTTTTATAAAATCCCATATTGCGATTTATATATTTTATCATCCCGGTAAATTGGCTAGAATTCTGTTTGTACAATTCGTCTGTATCTCTTAGGCTGCTTTCGTATTCATCAGCATATACGTATATATTGCTTGTATATACTTCTGCGCTTCCTGCCTGTACTGTGTTCATGATCTCACCGCCTTTCCCTGGATAAATAAAAAACGCCCGCAGATCTGTAAAAGACCTGTGAGCGAATAGTTACTTTTTTGCCGTCCCTGCTCTTTTCGTTTCCCCGCCAATGCTTTCTCCATAATCGGCAGCTTGGAGCACTAT